CGGCGCGGGTGGCAACGTACGTGATGCCGAAAAAGCATTCCTTGGCATTGCTGCTGGTATTCGCGGCACTGGCGGCAGCCTGCAGGATATGGAGGCCGCACTCCGCGCTACGGCTCAGGTCTTCAGCAAGGGCAAGGTTAGTGCGGAAGAACTTCGTCAGCAGATTGGTGAGCGTCTGCCCGGTGCATTCACCTTGTTTGCCAAGTCTGTTGGCATGACGCCGCAGGAGTTGGATAAAGCTCTTGAAGACGGCAAAGTCTCGCTGCAGGACTTCCAGAAGTTTGCGGAAGAACTGTTCAAGCGTTACGGGCAAAGCGCAGAAATTATTGCCAAGGGACCGCAGTCTGCTGGTGATCGTTTGCAGGCTTCGCTGTCGAAGTTGAGCGAAAGTGTCGGTCGCCTGCTGGCACCTATTGGCGCTGCATTTCAAACAATTTTTGCCGACATTGTTAATGCAATAACAAGAGCTGCAAATGCACTTGCCCGTTTCATGGGCATGAAATTTTATGACCCTGAGCGAATTGCAGATCTAGAGCGTCGCATCAGGGAACAGTCGGCCATGTTGGCTGGACCAGCAGATTCAATGACTGCTCGTCGGCGCGGCTTGCTGACTCAACTCCAAAGTGAATTGCGTCAAGAGCGTTCACGAATTCCTTCCGCTGGAGCAGGAACAACACCACGCCCCAGTGGATTGCCCGGCATCACTGCTGACGGCGCTGGTGGTGCTGGAAGCAATAAAGCCCAACAGGAAGCCAATCGGCAACAACGTCTGCTTGAGCGTCGCAATGACCTCACTCGTCAGGCTGGCGAACTTGAGCGGCAACTCAATTTCAAAATCAACGAAACCGTTGAAGCATTGCAGGCATTGGGTGCAACTGCCTGGGAAAAGATCGAAACCAATTACAACAAGTCCGTCAGGGAAGCCGGCAAGCAAACAGATGACCTTGCCCGTAAGGTTTTCAATCTTGCACGAGAAGCGGCTCAAGCTGGCGGCAACCTCAATGAAGGTCCACTTGTTCAGGCTTTGGTGCAGCTTGAAGAAGCATCAAATGAGCTGGCGAAGGGTGAATCTGCTCAGGCCATGTCTGACTGGTTTGCCTCGACTGAAGACGGCTTCCGCAGCATCACTGACAAGATCTACGAAAACGCCCGTGCGATGCAGTACAACGCTGACATCATGGGCGGCCTGAAGGATGGCCTCGTCAGCTATGCCGATAACGTCGGCACCGTCCGTGAAGCATTCGCAAATCTTGCCAATCAGGGCATCAAGGGAGTTGAGAACTCGATCTTTGATCTGATGACAACTGGCACAACCAACTATCAAGCCTTTGCCGCTGAAATCCTGAATCAAACGGCGCGGATGATTATTCAGCAATATGTGCTGAAAACCATCATGTCGGCGCTTGGTTTCCTTGGTGGACCGAGCAGCTCCGCTGTTGCGCCCTTGTCTGGCGTTTCGCAATACAACATGAACGCCGCATCGTTCAATCCGCTCGCCTTTACCGGTGGCTTCAAGTTTGCGATGGGCGGCATCATGACGCCTGAAGGTCCACTGAAGCTTCGTCGTTACGCAGCCGGCGGTATTGCAACGGGTCCGCAATTGGCCATGTATGGCGAAGGCAGTCGCCCTGAAGCCTATGTTCCACTGCCCGATGGCCGCAGCATCCCGGTGCGCATGCAGGGCGGTAGTGGCGCTGTGAACGTTGTTGTGAACGTAGATGCTTCTGGCACCAGCGCACAGGGCGATAATCAGCAAGCCACTAGATTTGGTGAGCAAATGGGTGCCGCTATTCGGGCGCAGATCATCAAAGAGAAGCGTCCTGGAGGCTTGCTCGCATAATGGCTACTTTTGACGACACCACGCTTGGCATCGCAACGGGCGAATCAACTCCCGACTATGGTGCGCAGCGCCTCAGCCAGCCAATCACTCGCACCGTTCAATTTGGCGATGGCTATCAGCAAAGGCTGCAGTTTGGCTTGAACCAGAATCCACGCAAATGGGAGTTGAAGTGGACGGCAAAAACCAACAGCGTTTCTGATGCAATTGAAAGCTTCTTTGATGCCAGAAAAGGAACCGAAAGCTTTGACTGGACGCCGCTTGACGAGGCCACTGCCTTGAAATGGGTGTGCCGCAGTTGGAATCGAACTTTTGATTATCCCAACATCAATACGATTACAGCCACCTTTGAGCAGGTATTTGAACCGTAATGTCAATACCAGTTTCCGAGTTACAAAAAGTCAGCCCCAGTTTCATCATTGAACTGTTTGAGCTGCAACTTGTTACTGCATTGCATGGCAGCAATACGATCTATCGCTTTCACGCTGGCGCCAACATGAACGCCAATAGTGAACTTGTTTGGAATAGCAATAACTATCAACGTTTTCCTGTTGAAGCCACTGGTTTTGAGTACACAGGCAACGGCCAGCTTCCGCGCCCCACGATCCGCATCAGCAACCTGCTAGGTACAATTACCTCCATCCTGTTGACGGTCAACGCGACGACCGCCGGCAATGATCTCACCGGGGCAACGCTGACGCGCATCAGGACAATGGCGCGTTACATCGATGCCGCCAACTTCACCGGTGGCGTCAACCCCTACGGCACACCAGATCCCACCAGCGAATTTCCGCGTGAGATCTACAAGGTCGCTCGGAAGGTGGCTGAGAACAGGGATATGGTCGAATTTGAGCTTGCCGCTTCGTTTGACCTCCAAGGCATCAAAGCACCAAAGCGTCAATGCATCAGCAGCATCTGCCAATGGGTGTATCGCTCAACCGAGTGCGGCTACACCGGCAGCAACTACTGGGATGCGAATGACAACGTGGTTGGCACGCTCGGTGCTGATGTCTGCGGCAAACGCCTTAGCAGTTGCAAGCTGAGATTTGGCAGCACGTCTGAATTACCCTTTGGGTCGTTCCCAGGCATCGGCACGTACGTCTCATGAGCTGGAAAGACGACGCTCTTAAGCACGCGCAAGCTGAAGACCCCAAAGAGTGTTGCGGTCTTGTTGTTGTCGTCAAAGGTCGGAAGAAGTACTGGCCATGCAACAACCTGTCGGTTGACGGCAATCAGTTCATCCTTGATCCAGATGATTGGATCAAAGCCGAAGACGCTGGCGAGATTCTTGCCATTGTTCACAGTCACACTTGGCTGCCTCCTGAGCCGAGTCAGGCCGATCTGCTTGGCATTGAGAAAAGCGGTTTGCCGTGGTACATCGTCAACCCCAAGACAGAGGCATGGAGTCCAGAGATCAAGCCAAGCGGCTTCAAGGCGCCTCTAATTGGCCGTGAATGGGTTTGGGCGGTAAGCGACTGCTGGACGCTTGTGCGCGATTGGTACGGGGAGAACGGTATTCACCTGCCTGATTGGGATCGCCCGATCACGTATGAAAAGTTTGAGGAGCAGCCGCTATTTGATCAATTTTGGAAAGATGCGGGCTTTTATCAGTTGGACGATGAAGAGCCGTTGCAGTTTGGTGATGGCCTATTGATGGGCATTGAAGGCAGCGGACTCAATCACTGTGGTGTCTACCTTGGTGATCAAACAATCCTCCATCACATCAAGGGACGCTTGAGCAGCCGTGATTTATACGGTGGCTGGTTGGTGAAATGTACGGGCAGGAGGCTGCGGCACAAGGAAGCATCTATCCTTGGATAAATAGGAGCGGGGTCGATGCTGCGCGAAATTCGAGTCTACGGACGCCTCGCCAAGCTCCTGAAACGGCGCGTGTTCAAGGCTGAAATCAGCAATGTCAAGGAGGCAATTCGTTTTCTGATTGCCAACTTCCCATGGCTGGAAAAAGAAATTGCGCAGGGTCACTATCGCGTATCAGTTGGCGAGCAAACACTTGGTCAAGATGAACTGGACTTCCCGGTTGGCATGCTCTCACCACTGTGCATCGTTCCAGTATTTGCTGGTGCTGGTGCTGTTGGTCGTGTCATTGCAGGTGCCGCTCTTCTTGTCGCGTCGTTTGCAATTCCAGGTTTTGCTGCATGGGCTGGACCGACCGCCTTTGGTCTGATCACCGGCGTTGGCGCCAGCT